AGCGGCATTTACACACAAGGAGTTTTTCGATGGGTCTCCCAGTCTCGATGCAGGACGCTACCAGCGACTTTAACGAGTTGGACGGCCTCAAGGCGCTCGCCGTCCGTCTCGCGGTAGAGATTGACTGCTGTGACGACGTGAAGGTGATGCCACAGCTTGCCCGGCAGTACCGCGAGACCATGAACCGCATATCGACGATCGAGGGCGGAGTTGACGAGGATGACGAGATTGCTGCCATCATCCTACGCAACAGGAAACCAGCTGCCGACTAGCATGGTCGTGCCGCCATCGGACTCGAATGACGTGCTCGACACGCTCGACCTGCTCTCCGAGGCTGGCTTCGAGAGTATGGACTGGCAAGCCGTGCTTCTCGAGTGCTGGATGGGGGTCACCCCAAGTGGAAGGTGGGCCGCTCCGTCCTGTGGCAACGAGGCCCCGCGGCAGAACGGCAAGACGCGCATCATCTGCGGTCGCTCCGCATCCGAGATGCTCTTCTACGACGGCACCGTGATCTACACGGCACAGCTCCAGAAGACCTCGACGGAGACGTTCGAGGAAATGGCGAGCCTGATGGACACCAAGGCGCTGCGGAAGTTCCTGGCGCCGAACGGAATCAGGACGGCCCTTGGCCGAGAGGAGATCAGGCTCAAGAGCGGTGCGCGCATGAAGTTCCTCGCTCGCACGCGCAACGGTGGCAACGGCCAGCATGGCTCGCTGCTCATCTTCGACGAGGCGCAGTACCTCGACAAGCAGGCCCAGGGCAGCTTCCTCTCCGCGATTTCGGCGTGCAAGACGCGCCGGGGCCCGCAGACCATCTACAACGGCAACGCGCCCGAGGACGGGGACAACAGCATCGTCTTCGAGCGCATCCGCTCCGACGCGCTCGCGGGGCGCACCAAGCGCACGGCGTGGACGGAGTGGAGCATCGGGTCGAGCATCGAGCTGCCCGACGTGAGCGACCGAGCGATCTGGGAGCGCACGAACCCCTCTCTAGGCGTGCTCATCTCCATGGATACCGTGGAGGCCGAGTACGAGGCCGAGGATGCGGAGCAGTTCGCCCACCAGCGCCTTGGCTGGTTCGCCACGCGCGAGGACCTGAGCCACCTCATCTCGCACGAGGCGTGGGACGGCTGCAAGGTTGAGGACCCGCCCGAGAGCTACCGGAAGCTCGCCTACGGCATCCGCTTCACGCCCGATGGCCGCAGCGTGTCGCTCGCGTGCGCCGTCACCCACTCGACCGGATGCCACGTCGAGTACATCCGCACCGAGCCGACCGTGCAGGGCGTCGCATGGCTCGTTGACTGGATCGTGGCTCGCAAGGGCAAGGCCGCAGCCGTGGCCATCGACGGCAAGGCAGACGCATCCGACATGGCCCAGCGTCTCCTGTCTGCTGGCATGCCCAAGGCGGCCGTCATGGTCGCGGGGACGTCCAACGCCATCAGCGCGGACGCGATGCTCGTGAACGCCGTCAACGACGGCACGCTCACTCACCTGGACGATTCGGCGCTCGCAGAGAGCGCGCTGGGCGCGACCAGGCGCCCGATAGGCAAGGATGGCGGCTACGGCTTCGGCGGCGAGTGCCCCGAGCGGCTTGACGCCTGTGCGCTGGCCCTGTGGGCGGCGCGAACCACCAAGCGCGACCCGCGCAGGAGGGGAAGGATTGGATGATGCAGCCGAACCCATGGACCCCGATCGGCAGGGCCGTCGTAGACTTCAACGGCATCCTGAGCGCCAATGGTCTCAGCGCCGAGACGCAATGGTGGCTCGGTCTTCTGGTTGACGAGTACAACAACCACTCAACCCACAACGAGATGCTGCGTCACTACTACGACGGCATCGTGAAGGTGTCCGACTACGGCAGCAAGGCCGACGTGCCCAACGACCAGACGTGCCACTGGCCCTCAAAGGCTGTTGACGCGCTGGCCGACCGCATCAGGCTCGAGCGCTTCGACGCGCCGGAAGACTACGACCGCGCCGCACTGGATGCCGTGCTCGAGAACAACAACCTCGTGAACGGCTACAACCGACACCTCACACCAAAGCTGCTCTACGGCTGCATGGCCGCGACGGTCACGCGCAACATCGCCGGGCATGCGGTCGTGCGGTTCCATTCCGCGGAGACGTTCACCGCCATCCCCTCGCCCGACGGCAAGGAAGGCATCGTGGGCGCGGGGCTCGCCATCGCCCGCATGGAGTACACCCCATGGAGCAACGGCAGTTCTGTCCCTACGATCGTGAACATGCACCTGCCAGGCAACGTCGTGGAGCTGCGCCAGGTGGCCGCGGGGCAGTGGGTGGCCGAGGACGGCCTCACGCCCGAGCGGGAGCCGAGCCTGTACGTCTTCTGTCACGACGGCACGGGCACGATGAACGCCTTTGGCCGCACGCGCATCACGCAGTTCGTGCGCACGCTCACAGACGATGCCATCCGCTGCATGTGGCACATGCAGATATCGGGCGCGTACTACTCCGTGCCGAAGCTGGCGCTGCTGAACCTGCTCCCAGAGCAGTACGAGGCGGTTATCAGCGACAAGCTCAAGTACCAGCTTGACAAGGTTCTCGCGACCGAGATTGACGAGAGCGGCGGCCCTGGCACCGAGATCAAGCAGTTTTCGGGCAACTCCCCGCAGCCGTTCGTGGACGAGCTGCGGGCCCTCGCGTCGCAGTTCTCAGGCGCCACTGGCGTGCCGCTCAACTCGCTTGGCATCGTGCAGGACAACCCGTCGAGCGCCGAGGCCATCGGTGCGAGCCGCGAGGACATATGCCTGATCGCCCAGCGCGACATCGACGAGGACCGCAAGACCATCGAGCGCGTCGTGCGTGCCGCGATCGCCATCGAGACGAACACCACCATCGGCAAGCTGGACGAGGGTGCGCGCGGCATATCGGCGAAGTTCGCCGACCCGCTCATCCACACCCGCTCCGAGATGGCCGACTGGGCGGTCAAGGTCAACTCCATGCGCCCGAGCTTCGGCCAGACCGACGTGGCCGCGCGCATGGTGGGAATCGCCGACGCCGACCTCGAGAGCGTCAAGAGCGACGAGACGAGGGCCGCAAGCGCCGCGGCGTTCAACGCAATCTTCTCGGCTGGTGAGTAGCGATGGCCGACATCCCGCGCGCTTACGTGGATGGCTTCACGCGCGCAATCAACCGCGTCAGCGATGGCGCGCGTGAAGGTCTGGCCGACGCGCTCGCGTCAATCGACATGTCGCAGGACGTGGCGACCGTGCGAGAGCAGGTCATAGCCGCGATGCAGATATGGTGCGGCGGTGCAACAGACCAAGCCGCTGTGCTCGCGGCTGCTTTCTACGACGGACTGCGCGAGATTGAGCTGGGCGCGCCGATGGGCGCGGTCGCAAGCAGTGGGCGCAACCCAGACGCCACGGACGGGGCCGTTCGTGCGTTCGCGCAAAAGCTGGTCGATGGCAGACCCGACGAGTTCGTGGCGCTCTGCCTCGAACGGCTCGACTACGAGACGAAGGTCGCGGCCAACGAGGCGGTGCTCATCAACGGGCGCCGCGACAGCCGGAGGCCACGCTATGCCCGCGTCCCTGACGGCGCTGAGACGTGCGACTTCTGCCTGATGCTCGCAAGTCGCGGGTTCGTATACCAGAGCGAGGCGGCGGCGAGCCACGCGCACAGCGGATGCGACTGCCGCACCGTCCCGAGCTGGGGGACTCGCGGTGTGGAGGGCTACGACCCAAGGGCCATCTATGGCAGGTGGCAGGATGCCATCGACGCCAAGGCAAAGGAGCGCGCCGAGCGCAACGGCACGACCGAAGCGGACGAGCGAAAGAAGATACTCGCTGCCTACGAGCGCTCGGCATCCAACGCCAAGAAGCGCAACAAGCGCTAGCAACAACGCGAAAACGGCCCCATAAGGGGCCTTTTTCATACCCACGCAACCGTGGCGAGCGGTCAACCGCCACGCCGACACCCGCTGGGGCGGGGAAAGGAGGCCGACATGGCCAACGAACAGACTCGGGAGACCGAGGGCACCACTGACCAGACTGGCGCAGCTGCCCAGTCTGGCGAGCGCACGTTTACGCAGGAGGAAGTCAACCGACTCGTCGGGGACGCCCGCGTGAAGGAGCGCAAGAAGTACGAGGGTTTCGTGGACGGCTCGCAGCTTTCCGAAGCGACCGAGCGTGCCGCCAAGGCGGAGCAGGAGCTGGCGCAGCTCAAGGCCGAAGCACAGAGGCGCGCAGACGTTGCCGCTGCCGCCGAGAAGGCCGGCATCCCGCTCGAGGTGGCGCAGATGCTCAACGGCACCGACGCCGACGAGCTGCTGGCACAGGCCAAGCAGCTGCTGAAGCTCATGCCCGTCCATCCGACCCGCACCGACGATGGCGGCGGTCGTGCCGCTGCCAAGAAGACCAACGCCGACCGCTTCGCAGAGGCGCTGTTCGGCTAAGGAAGGAGCCACCATGCCCATCGACATTTCCACCAAGACCAGCAACATCATCTTCGACCCCGAGATTTCTAACGAGATCATCACCAAGGCGATCGAGGACTCCGCCATCATGCAGATCGCCCAGACCATGCAGATCGCGGGCAACGGCAAGAAGTACCAGACCATCGAGGGCGACCCCGTGCCCCAGTGGGTCGGCGAGACCGAGACCAAGCCCGTCGGCAAGTTCTCTTTCGGCACCAAGGAGGTCGAGCCCTACAAGCTCGCCATCATCGTGCCGTTCTCCGAGGAGTTCCGCGAGGACAAGCCCGCGCTCTACAACGAGTGCGTGAACCGTCTGCCCAAGCTGTTCGGTCGCAAGGTCGACTCCACCGTCATGGGCACCACCGCCCCCGGCGCCAACTTCGACGTGCTGGGCAACGCCCAGACCGTCTCCATGACCCCTGCGAGCGGCAAGACCCTCTACGACCAGTTCGTCGCCGCCGACGAGCTTATCGGCAACAACGGCGGCATCATGGACGGCATCGCGCTCGCCCCGCAGGGCCGCTCCAAGGTTATCGCCGCTACGGACCAGACTGGCCGTCCGCTGTTCACCGCTGGCGTTCAGTCTGGCACCATCAACCCCATCCTCGGTGCTGACGTGAAGGTTGCCAAGGGCGTGTATGTGGCTGGCAGCCCCGCCACGCTTGGCGTTGCGGGTGACTTCTCCAACATCGCCTACGGCGTGGTGAAGCAGATCACTGGCTCCTACTCCGACCAGGCGACGCTCTCCTACACCGACGGCGACGAGGAGATCACGCTCAATCTTTGGCAGAACAACATGTTTGCCGTGCGCTTCGAGATGCGCATCGCCGTCATGGTCCGCGACATCAACACCTTCGTCCGCCTGACGGCCTAGCCATGGTCGTGCTGACTTCGCCGAACGGCGTGGAGGTATGCGTCCGTGAGGAACAGGTCGAGCGCCTTCTGACGCTCGGCTACATCCGCGCGAAGCAGCCCAAGCCCGCGCCCAAGCGGCGCACGACAACCCGCAAGAGGCCCGCAAAGGGCGAGTGACCGAAGGAGGGGTCAGCAATGGCCTTTGCCACAGTCGAGGAGTACGAAGACCGCTACAAGGAGGTCTCGGACACCGACATGCTTCAAGAGTGCCTTGAGGACTGCTCGGCGCTCATCGAGGTCGAGCTTGAGCGCTATGGCGTGGACTACTCCGACCCCTCCGAAAAGCTC